ATAACTTTTATCAGATAGCTAATCAACTTGGAAAATCAGGCAAGTATATACAAGGGCCAAACAGCGCGGCAGTTACAGACGGTATACTTACTACTAAAATAGTAAGTACTAATTCTATTCTTGATGGAAAATATACTACTCCTCAGATGGCTAAGTTTTTAGCTAGACAAGAAGACACTTTTAAATTTTTATCTGAAAGTACTAACGGAGCGTCTGAAGCCTACAAAGTGTTTTTAAAATACAAAGGCGCTTCTCAAGCATCTAAAACTGTATATAGTCATGTTACTGGTTTACGAAACATAATTGGAGGCGCACAGTTTGCTATAGCTAATGGAGACTTAGCCGCATTTAATCCTCTTTCTAAAAATAGAGGGCATATGAAAGTTTTGTGGAATCAAATGGATGCTAAAGGAGACAAAGAATTAGATAGCATATATGCAAAATTTGTAGACTTAGGTGTTATTAATACAAACATAAAAATTAATCAGTTTAAAGAATTAATAAAATTGTCTTCTAAAGATTTTGGAACTTCTAAAGTAACTAGTCTTATTAAAAATAATCGAGTCTTGCGTTTTATGGAAGACTCATATATGGCTACAGATGATTATTTTAAAATGTCAGGTTTTATGACAGAACTAGACACTTTAAAAAGAGCAAAGCCGAACTCTTCTATAGATGTTTTAGAACGCGAAGCCGCCGACATTGTTCAAAACACTATTCCTAATTACGATAGAGTTGCTAAAGGCTTAAAAAAATTAAACTATCTTCCAATAGGTAATTTTATTTCGTTCCCTGCTGAAATAGTTAGAACTAGTTATCATATTGTTAAACAAGCTAGTAAAGAGCTTAACTCCGGTAACACAGTTCTCAGGAATAGGGGACTTAAAAGAATGGCGGGTTTTACTACTGCTATGGTAGGAGTAGGAGAAGCATCTAAACTTTCCGCAGATTTATTAGGTTGGACAGAAGAAGAAAGAATAAACCATACAAAAATAGCTGAAGGTAAGTTTGATAAAAATAGTAATTTTATTTGGTATCGAAAAGAAAACGGAGATATTTCAAAAGTTTCTACTAAATATTTAGACTCTTATAATACTATAAAAGAACCTGTTCTAGCAGTTCTAGATAGAATTATAGAAGGGGAGCTTCGTGGCGAACAGCTTGATGACTATCTTTTAAAAGCGGCTTTTGATGGAGCCTTTACTTTATCAACTCCTTTTATTACACAGTCTATCGCAACTAAAGCCGCAGGTGATGTTTTAACTGCAATGGCTAGTCCTGAAGGAAGAACTTTGGGCGGTAAAGTATTGTTTCCACCAAGCGATTCAACAGGCGAAAAAATTACAACTGCGTTTACTCAACTATTCAAGTCTGTCGAACCCGGAACTGTAACAAGCGTTTTAAAACTTACAGATTATGTAGATGCTTACACGGGTGAAGAAGAAGAAAAGCTAGGCCCAGTTAATAAACATGCTCTTATCGCTAATTTTTCAGGCATAAAGTTTACTAATCACGATCCTGACTCTCAGATGGGTTTTGTTATTTCAGATTATAATAAAAAAGTACGTTCTAATATTAAATCTTTTTATAAGGTTGGCGAAGACTCTTCTGTTTCAATGCTTGAAAATTATGTTGCTCGTCAAAGTAAAAATTATGAGTATCAACAAGAGTTGTTTGAAAAAGTAACTGCTTATTCTTCATTGTACGGGAGGTATAAAACTTTAAGCATGTTAAAAGAAAGCGGCTTATCTCGACCTGCATCTTTAAGTATTTTAAAAGGAGAATTTAAACCAACTGCTCCTCCAGTAATAGATGAAAGGCTTGAAAAAGTTTTAAAAGCTTCTAAGCCTGAAGATGCAAACATATATCGCGAACTTTTTCAAACTAAAAGAGAGTATAAATCTGTGTTTGAAGCTTTAAAAGATCTTACACTTTACGGCGAGGCAACTTTAAATCCTTTTGATTTAGAAGAAGAAACAGTTGAAAGACTAAGTAAAGCCACAGGCGGCGAAGTATCTACACCTGTGCCTAATGCACCATCAGAGCCTGACGAGCGTATCAATAAGGTTACGGGCTTACCATACAACGAAGGCGCAGGAACTGCATACATGGATACGGATGATCCTATGCGTGTGTTAAACATGGCCGCAGGTGGTAGAGTTAGAAAATCTGAAGGAGGAGAACACGTTGTACATTACGGTAGAGATGCTGTTAATGAAGTAGTGGAAAGAGAAGGCGCACTAACTCCTGAACAAGAGTATGTTATTGAACACGAAGGGTTTGTTGATGGCGAGTATAAAGATACTAAAGGCATTGTAACGAGCGGTGTAGGCCAGACAGGCGAATTTATAGGTCGGTCTTTTAAAGAAACATACGAAGGGCAACAGAAAAGAGTTAAAGAAAAGATTCCTAATTATGATAACCTTTCTGAAAAGAAACAAAAAGCTTTAATGTCTTTAGGATATAGAGGCGATATGAAAAAAGATTATAACTGGGTTAAACTTTTTAATAGCGGAGAGTATGACAAAGCCGCTATAGAATTATTAAATCATAAAGAGTATCTCAAGTATAAAAAAATTGCTAGAGAGGGTGGAGATGTTAGCGGTATTATAGGTCGCTTAGAAGAAGCTTCAGAGTTTATTAAAGGTTAATATGGGCTTTCCCTTTGAGATAATTACAATGCTTGGCTCTACCGTTCTTGGTGGAGTCATGAGCGTGTGGGCAGAAAGCCGCAAGGACAAAGCAGAGCATCAGAAGCTTCTTATAACTCGCGGTGAGTTCGGACAGAAAGCTGTTAAGGCGGCACGAGATGTTAAGGACAAAGGTTTCCAATGGACTCGTAGGATCATTGCGCTGTCTTCAGTCTTTGCTATTGTAATACTTCCTAAGCTAGTGGCCGTGTATTATCCTACGGTAGATGTTACGGTAGGCTACACAAACTTTCAACCGGGATTTTTGTTTCTTACTCAGGGCAAAGATGTGTTTGAGTGGATAACTTTCCAAGGTTTAGTTATAACACAGCTTGATACTAATCTAGTTTCAGCTATTATTGGCATGTACTTTGGCGGCAGTTTAGTGAGTAAAAAATAATGAATCCAAAAACAACTATGGAAATGATAGAAACCGTAGGAATACCTGCGGCGTTTGCTGTAGGACTAGGATACCTTGTATGGAAACTGTTTCAACATTTGATAGCAGACGTACATAAAAAACTAGACGCTCAGCATGGGATGATTGTGGCGCTGATAGACAGAGTAAGACAAATGGACAACGACATGATACGGATAGACTCTATGGTAAGAACTGCTATGGGGATTCAAGTAGATGTAGATAGGATAGCAAGAGCAGACGGCAAAAAAGATCAGAGGAAAGATTAGAATGAAATTAGTACCTACATTTAGAAGCCACAAGACACTACGAAACTGTTGGTTCTGTGTGGCATTCTGGTGTTTTTTTGTAGTGTTGTGGTCAGGCTATACCTTAGCAGATCAAATAACACACAAGTTTAAAAGCCCTAGCTTCAATGGAATTAATACAAGCAGTCACTACCTGACAATTGAGAACCAAGAATTTAATCGCAAGTCAGATATAGCTGATGAGATTAAAGCGTATCAAGAAGAGCTTGAGCGTGATGCAGAGAACACTACACTTGCAAGGTTTATACGTAACTTAGAATCACGCATCTATGCAGAGCTTAGTCGCCAGTTAGTTAACAACCTCTTCGGCGAAACAGCAAGCACAGGGGGAACGATTGAGCTAGAGGGCAACACCATTACGTACACCATTGACGGTGATTTTATAACCCTAATAATAACGGATGCAAATGGAAATACGACAGAGATTACTCTACCCATTGGTACTTTTACTTTCTAGCTGTTCTATAGTTGATCAGTTTGAAGATACTTATAATCAAAGGTTTAGTGCAAACGATGTAGTTAGGATAAATGAACTTCAATCACATGCTTTAAGGGACGCTGTAGCTCCTGTAGTACAGCCTGTAGTTGCGGTTTATCCTAGTTCTTTTACAGACCAGACAGGACAGAGGAAAAGCAACAGTTCTTTTGCTCTCTTCTCTACGGCTGTGACACAGCAACCTAGCGCCTTGTTAATAAGGGCGTTGAAACACGCAAGCAACGGCAAGTTCTTTAGAGTTGTAGAGCGCGTAGGCTTAGATAACCTGACAAAAGAAAGACAGTTAATACGCTCAGCGCGAGAGCAGGTTTCTAATGACGGTGGAGCTAAGAAAGTACCGCCTCTATTATTTGCAGGTGTATTACTAGAAGGCGCAGTTATCGCTTATGATTCAAACCTAAGCACTGGTGGAGTTGGCGCTAGATATTTAGGTATAGGTAAGAGCGCACAGTACAGAGAAGATAACATTACGGTGTCATTAAGGATGGTGTCCGTAGCTACAGGAGAAATACTTGTAGAAGTAATGAGTCAGAAAACAGTGTTTAGTTATGGACAATCAGATGATGTTTTTAAATTTATAGAAATGGGTACGGAGCTTGTTGAAATTGAAGCAGGTAACTCGCGCAACGAGTCAACCACGATAGCATTAATGAAAGCAATAGAAGGTGCCGTACTAGAGTTAATAAACATTGGATACAACAGAGGGTTTTGGACTTATGAAAAAGATAAATAACGGCCTATTAATTTTGCTCTTTAGTGGTGTTGCTTATGGTGCCGATAACGAGGTGTACATTGAGCAGTCGGGCGCAACGGCCAATATTGACATAGAACAGCTAGGCACCAGTAACTTGATTGGTGGTTTAAGCTCAAGCGCAGGAAATCTAACTCCGCTTGATTTAGATGGCTCTAGTTTAACGCTTGACATTAATATGATAGGCAACACTAACAAATTCTTTGGCGACATCTATGCTGATAGCTTTACAGGGCTATATAATTTTGTAGGCTCAAGCAATCTTTTTACAATTCAAGTAGATCCAACCAATACTTACGGGGCTAATAGTTCAAATCAAAATGTTTCAGTCACGGGGGCAAGCAACACAATGACACTCAATCAAGGCACTACTGCTTTAGCGGCAACCCTTGATCTTGATTGGATTATACAAGGTTCAAACAACACCATTACCTCTTCAATAAATATTGATGGTGCTACCCAGTACATAGACATTGATGGTTCTGATAACACGTTAACATATACAGGTACAGGTGTGACTGCAAGCGCAGGAGGTTATTTCTATCTTGATCAAACAGGAGGTAGCCGAACATTTAATATACAACAACTGAGTACCCAAGATAATGACTGGCTTAAAATACTTTCTACTGGTTCTGGCGGTACTGTGTGTGTCATTCAAAACGATCAAGGTACAAGCCTCTCTTGCTAAGATAGGGGGGGTGTCTGAGGTATCTGGATACGCACAAATTAAAAGAGAACAAGCACCCCTTGTCGCAGACTTAAAGTTTTCCGTTCAGACCAACGATCAAGCAGTAACCGCGAATGGCAGGATGGCTATTACGTTTCTTGATGACTCAGTTGTAAAGCTTACAGAGCATTCACAGCTAACAATAGATAAGTACATATATGATCCTGACCCAAGCAAGTCTAAGATGGCTCTTACGTTTGGACTAGGAACTGCACGGTTTATAAGCGGTAAGCTAGGCCAGATAGATAAAAGAAATATAAAGTTAAGAACTCCTACGGCAGATATTGCAATTCGCGGCACGGACTTTACGGCCACAGTAGACGAATTAGGCCGCAGTTTGATTATACTCCTGCCCGATAAGTTTGGTGTGTCAAGCGGAGAGATAGAAGTGTTAACAGCTACAGGCAGTGTGTTGTTGAACAAGCCCTACCAAGCAACAACGGTGTCGGTGTTTGAGTCAGCGCCCTCTAAGCCTGTAATACTAGACTTAACTCTAGACTTTATTGATAACATGCTTATTGTTACACCCCCAAAAGAGGAAGCGGTAGTAGCTGAAGAAAGAGTTGCAAAGACAGCAAACATTCTAGACTTTAATGAGCTAGACATAGACTACCTAGACGAAGACTTTTTAGAAGATGACAGCCTTGAGTTTACTGAGCTAGATATAAATTTTCTAGATGTTAATTACCTTGAAGACTTGTTAAACATATTAGATGTGTTGGCTGTACAAGAAGAGAAGGATGGTTTAGCACAGGTTTCAGGCGTAACTATATCAGGAACATCTTTAGGTACAGACCCTGAGACACAGATAACTGCTCTTATAACAGGACAGATAATAAGCCTGATTAGAAACGTAAGTGAGTACACGCGATTAGATTTAGACACTACAGGGGGCTACACAGTGATACTGATTCAAGATGGGATCTCTAATACTGTGAAGATCAACGGAGGTGATTCTGTAATTAGGATTACGCAGGAAGGATAATGAAGAAAATAATTATAGGGCTTGTTGTTGCGCTTCTGTTTGCGGCCTTAGTATATCAGCCCACACTGGTTGAGGTTATAAAGCTCAGAACCTTTGATGCCCTTGTTAAGACTGAGGAGCCTACAGGAAATATAGTCCTGCTCAACTTGACAGAAGAAGATATACATAACGAGGGTGGTTGGCCGTTTCCCAGAGAAAGGTTGGCTGAGATCCACGTAGACCTACTGAATGCAGGGGCCGCGTCTGTTGCATGGGTTGCAGTCTTCAGTGAGCCAGACAGGTTTGGCGGTGATGGTATTTTTGCAAGAGCTTTGTCGTATTATCCTTCAGTAATTGCTATGTTTGAAACTGAGGGCTATAAAGAAATACCTCAAACAGAAGGCACAGTGATACTAGGTGATGACGTTGGCGGCATAGAAGCTACAGGAGTTACGCAAAACATTAAAGTCCTTAGAGACGTATCGTTGCAAGGGATAGTATCAGCGCCAGTGGATGTAGATAACTTAGTCAGACGTATGCCGCTACTAATGAGAAGTCCAGACGGTTGGATGGCAAGCTTCGGTACGCAGTTACTCAAGGCGGTTACAGGAACAAACACCTACGTTATTAAAACTAGCGTCAGTGGAATACAAGAGGTGCGCGTCAAGCAGTTAAACCCTATACCCACAGACAGATACGGCAGAGTATGGGTAAACTGGGTAGAGGCAGACAGCACTACCCTAGATAAGATGGATGTAGAAGGAAAGATGGTGATAGTAGGAACCACCGCTAAGGGGATACTTCCGCAGGTTGCTACTCCTAAAGGGCTGTTGTATCCGCACCAGATACAGGCGGCGTTAGTTGAAACTGTACTACACGCCTCCAATAAACGTATGCCCGCTATCCCGCCTATCGCTGTGTTTTGTGAGGCAGTGGTTTTTTTAGTAGGGGTGTTCTTAGTTTTTCTAGCTCTTAATTACTTAGGAGTCTATGCAGGTTTAATCCTATCTGTAGGTGTCATGTCTAGTACTGCACTGCTAGGAGTTTACCTGATACGAAACGGAATACTGATTGATGTTACATGGCCGCTGATCTCTGAGTTTGTAGTAGCTTCAACAACATTCTACCTCAACTACAAAGAACAGTACAAACTACGGCAACAGATCAAGAAGCAATTTGAGCATTACCTAGACCCACGACAGGTCAAACGCTTGCAAGATAACCCAGAGTTACTAAAGCTTGGGGGCGAGAAGAGGTACTGTACGTTCTTGTTCACAGATGTAAGAGGTTTCACAGCCCTATCAGAGAGCGTAACCCCAGAAGAAGTAACCTACATTATGAACAGAGCTTTGACGGCCCAACAATCAGCGGTTTCAAAATTTTCAGGCACAGTAGATAAATACATCGGAGACGCGATGATGGCTATCTTCGGAGCGCCACTAGACTTAGAAGGCCACGAAGACAAAGCCATAGAGTGTGCTAAACAAATAGCAATAAATATGGAAGAGTTGAACGTAGAGTTTGCGGCCAAGGGATTACCGCCCATCCAGATTGGGATAGGTATTAACAGCGGCGAGGCAATCATAGGTAACATGGGATCAGAGCAAAGGTTTGATTACACTGCTATCGGTGACGCAGTAAACATTGCGGCTAGGCTTGAGTCAGGTACTAAGGCGGCAGGTGTAGATGTGTTGATAGGGTTTAGCACTAGGAAAGGATCTAGTATTAAGCTAAAGCCACTATCGCCCATTGAGGCTAAAGGTAAAGCACAGAAGTTAAAAGTATATACATTGGTTGAGGAGTAAGTAATGGCGGCTAAGAAAAAAAAATCAACAGTCAACGAGGCAGGTAACTACACCAAGCCTACAATGCGTAAAAGATTGTTTAACAAAATAACAGCAGGAACTAAGGGCGGCAAAGCAGGACAGTGGAGCGCACGAAAAGCTCAGATGCTTGCCAAGCAATACAAGGAAGCAGGAGGAGGTTACAAATGAAAGGTGTTAAACATTATAAGAAAGATGGCACAGAGCATAAAGGTTCTAGTCACAAGATGGCTGACGGAACTTTACACACTAACAAGTCTCACACTAAGACAAGTGTAAAGTTATTTCATTTGAAGGACTTGTCTAAAAAATCTAAGATGAAAGCAAAAGGTACGCACAAGTGTCGCTAAAGAAACCTCAGAAGTCTTTGAAGGCTTGGACAAAACAAGAGTGGAC